GCAATAATAAGCCAATACATCAACCGCAGCAGCCGTTGTCGTCAACGTTGGTGCCGTACCACCAGCAAACTTATACTTCGTGCCCGCATAAGCAAGCGTCCTGCTTCCCGTTCCATCCTGCGTCACCACAATCACACCGGACTGACCAGCAGTCACGTTGGTTGGATCGCCAAGTGTTCTGTTGCCAGCAAGAGTCACGCTGAAGTTGTTGCCCAAACTCATGTCAACAGCAATCGTTGCTGCATCGGTCAAGGCAACAGGCGTTCCACGCTGCGCTTTTGTAAAGCTCTGAGTAACAGCAAGGCCAGCAAGCGTTGTAGTAGAAGCAGGAATTGTGACCGTAACGTCAGCACCTGGATCAGCAACACTCAGCGTCAGCTCATGCGCGTCAGGCGTTGCACCCTCAAAGACCAAGCTGCCATTAAACGTAGCGTTGCCAACAAACAGCGATGTGCTGTCGAACGTTGCAACACCTGTGACATCTAACGTGCCAGGGACATCAACGTTGCTTGTAAATTCAACGCCGCTGCCAGCAGTATCGGTTTGCAGCAATTGACGTGCTGTGCCGTTTGCAAGCTTGCTAACTGCAATCTCAGCCGTAGCACTAACGTCTGCATTAACGATCGTGGCATCAGCGATCATTGCGCTGGTGACTGTCCCCGTATCACCTGTGGTTACTACGTTGCCGCTGACATTCGGGAATGTGATCGTGCGATCAGCAGTTGGGTTGGTAACCGTGATCGTGGTCTCATATTGGTCATTCGCAGATCCTTCAAACGCCAAGACAGCGTTCTGACCCAGCAACACCGTGCCAGTAAATGTTGGCCCAGCAGCTCCAATCTTTTCAGTATCAAGTTCCTGCAGCGCAGCCTGCACGTTTGTGGCTGCAATGTTTCCAGTCGCAACAACCGAAATATTGGCTGCGGTCTGACCAGCGATAGCGTTCGAAACGTCAATTAGCTGGAACGTTGATCCACTGCCAAGTGAAATCAACATGTCTGGCGGTGCCAAACTCACAGCAGGCGCATTGCCTGAACCCGTTCCAGCATCGCTGACAACCACGTAATAGTTGAGGTTTCCTGTCGCCGGATTCGGCAAGGCACCACCAGCTGTAAAGCCAGCAGCAGAACCAGCAGTCGTGACTGATGCAACTAAGTTTGTATTGGCGTTATACGTTCCAGCGTTAACAAGGTTGCCGCTGATAACCGTGATTGGCAGGAACGATTCTCCAGTAAAGACGTAGAGATCTTCGTTTTTCTCATCAAAGAAGAACTGGCCTTTGTAGTCACCGGCTGGGAACGTAACGACGTTATCGGTTGCACCAGCACCACCGAACTTAGTAACAGATTGATCTGCTAATTTTTCTGCGGTAACAGCATCAGTTGCAATAATTGCACTTCCGATCGTTCCGCTAGTCAGCTTTGCTGCCGATATATCTGGGATGTCGGCTGCATCCAGTGTTGCGCCTACCGCAACATGACCTTGACCGTCAACCGTAACCTTGGTGTAAGTACCAGCAGCAACAGTATTGCTGTGGTTTAGATTTCCACTGGCATCAACAGCAAGTCCCGTTCCAGGAATAACAGCACCTTTTGCGCTGCTTGTGGCAGCAGGCATGTCTGCTGATGTAATCGCACGACCGCCAGTAATTAAACCTTTGGCGTTATACGTCACCACATGATGCGTGGCACTAGCTGATACATCGTTATCAACTTCAATCGTGTTGGAGTCCATGCGGAGCCCTTCACCATTGACAATCACACCGCCTTTGGCGCTTGTCGTTGCAACAGGGATGTCACTGCCATCAATGACTCTGTAAGCAACCGCTCCACCAGCACTGGTTGGGCCTGCTAAAAATTTGTTCGCTGCATCCGTATCGTTTTGAGTTGCAGCGATAGCAACGCTTGAGCCTGTGGTTGTGACAACAATGTCAACTAGACCAACCGTGCTGCCAGTAACGGCATTGACGGAACCAGCAGCCTTAAGGCTGAGCCATGCAGATCCGTTCCAGCAATACAGATTGCTGTCGTCTGTATCTAGCGCAAGCTGACCTGTAAACGCTCCAGATCCAGGCAGCGTTGTGACTAGGTCAACAGTGGATTCGTTCGCAAGCTTTGCTGCCGTTACGCTTCCGGCTCCAAGCTTTGCCTCTACTACTGCGGAATCGGCAAGGTCAGCTGAAACAATCCCACCAGCTGCAAACAAAATCTTTGCGCCTGGAATTGCGTCATCAGCAATTAAGGTGACGCCATTGGCGACCAGATCAGCGACAGTAAGCTTTTTGGTTTCAGAACTGTTAACGGCAACAAGCAAGTCGCTTGCAATCAAGTCAGCACCCGCAAGAGCCGGGAGATCGCTAATTTTTAGGTCAGCCATGGGCTCTCGCGTTAAGTGTCACTGCTCTTGCCCAGCTTAGCTGTTGGATCCTGATCCAAGTTAAGAGCATCACCGCTTTCTTGCGTAATTTCGTCAGGCACTTCAAGGTTCATTTTGAGCTGAATAGCTCCAGTTGTGATGAAATCTGCCGTAATTTGCACGAGCTGACCTGGAGCAAATTGGACGGCACAAGCTGTTATGACTCCATCAAAGTCATAAAAGAGTGCATCGTTGCTCCTAGAAGCAACGCCGCTAGGGTTGTAACTTTCTGGTTTAAGATAAAACTTTGCGTGAAACTTACTGCCAACTTTAGTTCGCAATATAAGCTGCAAAAGATAGTTTGGTAATTCACTTGCGGTGTCTCCCGTATACTCCCATTCACAAGACATTTGGCCAGAGCCAGACATTACCGTACTGATGTTATTACGAAAGGCGTCAGACAATGTCGTCGTGTCTATAGTTTCTCGCTCGGTGTTCAGCTCGTAGCGTTGAACTTGAGCAAGAATACGATCAACGGTATTCTGCACAACAATGCTTACAGAAAGGGGGCTACTTGGCGCAGCCAATGTAACTGCGTTAGGGATTCCTCCATTAACTGCATGAGCGAAAGTGTCATAAAGCCTTATCCCGTCTGCATCGTCAACATAAATAAACTTTTTTACGCTGGGCTTTGCATAGCTGTTTATAAAATCAAGATTGCTGTCATCAGTGCTTTTAATTTGAATTTGATCGCCGGTGACTAACTGACCTTGCTCGAAACCAAAACTGAAACGTTTTGCCGCAACGTTGACACTAGCGGCTTTAATTGTCGAAATTAAACTGCTCTCGTCAGACTGACGCCGCAATTCAACTTTGCCAAACGTCCCAAGGTAAACGCTCATTACAAATCCAACCCCGCGACTACACCATTGGCCTGGAATTGGATATCAGCAGCAAAGACTTCACCTACGCTCATCGACATTGTTAGGTTTGTAATTAAAATTCGCATGTGAATTTCGCGCCCGGCAGTAGATCCGTCGTCAACCTTTAGCCTTAAATCTGAAAAATTTTCGGCAGTGGCCTCATTGCCTTGCTTCAAATTTCTTGTGGTTGAATTGCCGTCTTTCCTGGCTTTTACTATTTTGTTGATAAATGCAGACGCCGAGTTTGCTGTACTCTTTTCTCCTGGGACTGCTTGATAATAGAAAATTCGGCAACTCCCTGTCGTTGTCCTTTTAATTGGGAGTATTGTTGTGTCCGTACCACCAAGCGTCGTAGTATCTGCCGACTCCACGTTGACAGTAAAACTCCAATTTTGAACGTTAGCGATTTTTACGCCTTCAAGCTCTAAAGACCCACTCGCTCCAGAAAAAAGTGCCATCAGACAACTCCTATAAGATTTACTGTAACAGTGCTCAAGCCATTAGCCACCTGCGTTAACTGTGGTGCGCTTTCGTACCTGTACCTTGCTGGTGTGCCTGACTCAGACAACTCAGGCCCTGCAGGGGTATTAATTTGACCGCCCATCCCAGAGTGATTTTTGCAGTAGTAATACAGGGTTGGGGCGTCCTTAGCAACCTTGATTCGCGTAAATGCTCCAGTGGTACCAGGAGTTCCAGAGGTTGTTACGCCTGTTGTGTACTCTGATCCATTCGAAGTATTAATTCCATCGGTTGTTTCACTAAAACGCAATGGGTGGGTGCCGCCTGTGCCGTTTGTTGCGTCTGATTGGTCAAATACATAGACAGTCCCTTCAGTCAGAGTCAATAACAAGTTGTCTGTTGACGACCCATCAATTCGATATTTGTTAGCGCCACCAGAGGCCACAACTGTCACTGCAAATGTCACAGTCGGAACTTTTGTCTGCTCCGGGCGCAAAGCATTGGTTTCCCCGCTCCAACCACCTAAAGACCCATCAGGCAGCGTAAAAGTGCTGAAAGTGCCTTTTGTTTCGTCAAAATGCCGAACGAACAGCTCTGCTGACGCATCGCCGATATTGGCGTAAGACAGTTGCAGTTTTACGTTCGTACGCTCGCTGCCATACAAAATTCTTGTCTCAGCGCCGCTTTGCGACTTAAACGTTTTGACCGGGTAGTCCCCAGGGTCAAAAGCGCGGCTAGTTGGAGTAATTGTGGGGAAAGTCATTAATCGCTCAGGTTCTCATCAGGGTTGATGTTAAATTCGCCGCTTTCTAATAGGTGGGCGAGCTTGCTGCTTCCATCCTTTCTGCAAGGGTGTTCTGATGCAACGATGTCCACAGTGCCCTCCTGCGAGAACGTCAACTGCTCAACAACATAAACGTTCTGGGACACCTCAGTATTAACCAGTGTAAAAACTGAATCATGGAACGCTGTGGCGCTGACCACACCGTTGGAGACATCCATGACGCCCTCTTCAAGATCTTCTGAATCAGTTTTGTAATAAGAAACGTTGTACTGCCCATCAGGCAAGGGTTTGATGCTAGTAATTAGCCCAGTTGAACTGACTGTTCCATTATTTGCAGGGCTGTAAGGGCTGGACTCTGTAACAACTTTAATAAACGATCCAGCGCTTAGCTCTAGGCCATGGACAGTTGTTGAGAAGCTAATAGTGTGCGTGACGAGTTGACGCAACGCCAAGAAGTATTTACCAACTTTTATCGCATGTTCTTTTGACGTGCAGAACTGAGTAAGGTTGAATTGTTCTTGCGATAACCTTTCGGTTTTTGGTACGCTTTTCAGCTTAACTTCTACAACTTTCTCTTCTGGAAATTTGTTCTTGGTCTCTTGCCTATAACGGATGTTTGCCTTGAACGGTCTACGCTCCTCTGAGCTTAAGTACTCAATTTTCAAAGAGCCTTCAAGGATGTTTCCAGCCGTAAAGAACTGTTTAGGTTCAATTGCTCCAGTGTTAATTTCACCGCTTTCTGCGACATGCGGAATGGCAGGCGATAAAGCAAACTTACCATCAGTCAAAATAAAGTTGCACAAGAAGTTTGGTGCCATATCCATTACGAATTGACGCAAATTTACATTGTCCCCAATCACGCCGTTGAAGAACAGTTTCTGTTTTTGCAAGAACTTAGAAGTCTCTATCAGCTTGTCTTTCTCAATTAAAATTGGATTGGCTGCTGTCATCCCCGTTAATCCTCCCGCTCCACCCATCTGATCGGTAAACAGATAGAACACAAGGTCTGTTAACAAATTACTTGGGCCTTTTGCCTGACCATTGGGCTCATAAGTGTTTAAATTCTTGTGCAGTCTTTCTACGTGGATTCCTTTACCGATCCATGTCCGCAGCTGGTCTAGTCGGGTAAAGTTGCGGCTAGCTTTTAGCGAAAGACCGGCCATCGTTAAATCGTTAAAAGCAGGGGCTACATCGTTGGCTAGTATCTCATTCACGTAGACAACCTCATGTTCTGGCTCGCTATCGTTTGACTTTTTAACGAGACTTCTATAAAAACTAATATCTGCGTATTGGCTTTGGCCTTCAAAAATAACCTCTGCATCTACGATATTTGACGCAACAACTTCGCGCCGTTGAGCTATTTCAAACCTGAGCCCGGCAACGCCATAGACAGTTTTGAAAGGATTATCGTTTGCAATGCTTAAGGTGGCGCCAAACCTGTCGTTTACTTCCCAATTTGAAGTTGTACTATTCCCTTCAATGATTTGAAAACTTGGATCGGTCCAGGCTTTTGTCTCGCCTGACCAATGATCGCTTGGAAGCTGCCTTACTGCTGATTTATAGCGAATGCGAATGCTCTTATTGCCCTCTGTATAAGTTTGCGAAACTGTTCTAGTCGTTCCAACAGGCAAGCTATCCGCATAATGGTTTTCAAGAGCAAATAACTGGTAATAGAAAGTGTTTTTTCTTCCGGGTATAAAATCAATTGTGTCTGTAGATGTCACACGATAAACCTGCCCAGACCAGCGAAGAGTATGGCCGGTGTCTGGATTGTTTTTGAAAGGGTTGCTGTTTTGATAAGGGTTGGAATCACCCCCTGCAACATTAGTTCCGCCTATCCCGCGCTTTATTCTTAATTCGCTGCCAACAGTATAGTTGCTAGAACTAAGCAGCACTTCAATGCCTGTAGGTGTCCAAACTGTGTCTTGTCCGTTATGTTTTTTTGCAAACTGCCCATCAGACAATCGTCTTTTTACTAATGTCCAACGCAAAATAACAAACTCCAAAGGGTCGCTGGAATTTAAAAATTCTTTCGTGACGACCTGGATTGTTTGACCCACGGCGACAGGGCTGTTGTCGGAGTTGCCAGCAATCTCAAACGTCATCGCTCCAATGCGACCGGCTTTTGCGTTGCTTTCGTTTGAAAAGTTTCTTACAAACTCAACTGAATTAATTTGCCTTTCAGGAGGATTATTTTTGTCGTCTACAGGGAGAATACTCCGCACCTGCACTACAGATGGAATATCAAAACCTGACTCCGTAAAGTCAAAATTAGGCGCCCTCATGAACTCTTTGTTGAACCTTATTGCTGACTTTTGCACTTCCGACCCAGCAGCAATAACGTTAAATGCACCATCAATATTTCTTACACTAACTGACTTGTTGACCACAGATGTTTCAGCGTCACTTTCAGGAACATTTGCTGCAAGTTTTATAAATATCTTATCGTCTGGGATCGAACGCAACTCAGCCGCAGGCAAAGGTACAATTTTGAATTCAAATTCTTCAGGCCCTAGACCTTTTGGATTCTCAATTCTAATAAAGTTATACTGAGAAACAGGTCTTTGTCCTACAACCACAAATCGCAGAGGGAAAGCTATAAAATTACGAGAATTACCGCTTGCATTAACTCCTGCTTTTCTTACAAAAAGCCTGAAGCATGAAGCTCTTGCGATTGTTGCTGTAATTGTTCCGGTAGACACAGTTACGTTGTCTTTACCGTACTCTTTTATTTCTTTGCTGTTTGGCAACCCAGGGAAGGAGCAAAGTCCTTGCAAGTTTTGATATACAGTGCTTTTAATTCCTAGCTCTGTTACAACCGCTGGGCGGTTGTTACGCACAGTTGCTGTCGAAATGTGAGTCAGGGGGAAGAACCCCGCTCCAACACCGTCAACATCATCAATATATATCTCTGGACTAACAACCAGGCTTTTATTTACGATGCCTATTTGTTTTTGTAACGACTCGCTTGTGTCAAAGCACCGAAGTCGAATTTGTTGATCGGTTTTTCCCTTGCTCCCTTTAAGCTCTGGATTAAATTCAGTAAGTGACCTGTCAACAACCTTCCATAGAGTATTGCCTATGGCAAATATTTCACCTTTCTGCATTGCTACGTCAGCAGCAATTTGCTCGGCCCGAACTGTTGAGTTGATATCTTCCACTTTTTCGCCAACCTCACCCTTTCTGCCTTTGTAAGCGTCAGGGTCAATTTCAGTGTTAGATATGAAAAATATGATTGCATCGCCTTCTTCAACATCAATAATTCTAGTTTTTGTGTTGCCAGCCGTTGTTGTGATAACTGGATCGCTGTCTAGCACTGGGCGGATATGTCTAACAATGCCCATGCGTGGGCTGTACTGACGACCTTTCCCTTCCTGGCGTTGCTCTTGAACTCTATGTAAATACCCGTTGCCGCCCTTGTCATCACTTGGTCGCGTTCCAGGCCTTACGTCACCGCCACCATCACGACCTAAATTTAAATCGCCAGTAATTTTTAAGCGTTTAGTTATATTTACTCTTTGTGCTTTTTTGCCTACGCCCTCTCCTCTTGGAACACTAATAACTTGATGATTCAACCTGTAGCCTGTCCCATTGGCAATTGCTGCAAAAACACCAAACTCGGTGTTGTTTACTGGAGAATATGAATGGCAAAACGCAGCCGGGTCTTGCTCTTCCTCGCCACTAGGACAGACAAAAACCTCGCCATTTTCTCCAAAGCCTAAGTCCCCAGTATCTTCATCACCTGCTAAATGATGCGTCTTACGGACAAAGCCACCTTCTGCTGGGGTGTAACCTCGCTTCCAATAAAAAGCGAACAGGTCGTCGTAGATAACGTCTAAAGCGTTGTTGCCCAGGAAGATGCCCTCTAGCGATGGTGGGGCGATGCCATCTTCGGCGCTTTCAGTCCTAATGCCTTGCTCACCCACAACAAACAAAAGCTTGGCTTGTTGTTGCGTGCCCTGGCTAAACATACGAGACCAGACCAAGCGTGGCTCGATCAACATTCCACCAACTTTTTCTGTTTCGTTATACAGGCCAAAGATGATGGGTATTGGTGATGCGTAGTCTGCTAGCTCGTTTAATGTTTCAAACCCTCTTGATGGGGTAAAACGACTGGCCCCTGTGATGCTCTCTAAGTCAATCCGGCCTGACTTAGGAGCCGAGGGCATCTTTGGCTTTGGCGTCAGCAGGTAAGCAACACCAGTGAGCACAAGGCCGATAGCAAGCTGGATCAGGAACGGTTCAAAGCCTGTAGCCTGAACATCAGGAATATGCTCATATTCTGCAGGTCTTAACCGACCACGCCGCCTGACTTCAGCCGCAAACAGTTGATACTCTTTCTCTGTAATCCCAATCGTTTTAATTAATTCTTTTTCGTACGGAAGCAGTGGTACGTCGTAAACAGACGGGCCGAAGACCATTGCACTTTTTCCATTCCCCTGTTGACGTACAAGATTCCCGTCTGCCATGTGACTGCGAATGCCCAGGATTGCTGCGGTAACAGCAGAATATCCCCATCATACTCAGGCTTCTTAACCCGAAAACCCCACTTCAATAAATCACGCGATACTTCCCACTTGCTTGCCTCGTACCAGGACTGCTTGAACGGTGGCGGGTCAATGCCGATGTGCCCTAAAGCCTTGTAGCAAAGGTGGATGCAGTCAATATGACCGTCGCTGCCGTCAGCGCCTAGCCGATACGGCATCCCAATGAGATCAGCGCAGCCGGACATTATTACTAATCGGCAAGTTGCCTACAACCCGATTTGTTAAAGAACGCCTTGGCACGTCCGTTCCAACAGCATCCAGCACCGAACTCAGTTCCAGGTTCAAAGACGTGTTATCCCACTGCCCGCCTGTTACTTGGCCTGTGTAGGTGTGCATGATTTCATTTTCCGTTGACAATCCTGTATCAGGGTCAGGATCTTTAATGATCAGCACATCAACCTCCATTATCCAAGCCTGTTCAATTGCACTGACGCCCCAGTTGCGCGTGAGGCTGTTATTTGGGAAAACTAGCGTTGCTTCTAGCCCGTCGCCTGTGCGGTTGACTGTTACACCAGAAAAGCCAAAAGGAACAAACTGATAACCAGAGCCCTTATGCGTAATCTCTTTGCCGATAAAGAAGTTTTGAAAACGGTAAAGCTCTGTTTGCTCAGGCTTTATTCGTAGCGCATGACCAAAGGCAAAAACTGTCATAAACCTATCCTCTTGCGAGTGCTACCGCTCATTTGTAATCGTTTTAGCGTGTTCTGTTCACCGCGTTGTGCGCCTTGTGCCGCTGCACTTTGCAGCCCATTCTGGAACTGATCAGCGGTTACATAATCAACGCTGTTGATACGTTCCACGGTGTAGCGAACGTCGATTGCTGCTGCGACTGCGTTCCCGCCATCTTCACCTGATGCAGATGATCCACCATCAGAAGGAATGAGATCACCACGACTTGAACCGCGCGAATATCGGGCCATGGCTTCCCTTGGGTTGCTTTGATTAGCAACTTCAACACCAAGACGACCGCCTGGGCCTCTCTTCAAAGGCATTACTGCTTCTGGACCCGCTTCGCCCATCAGGCCAACGTCACCACCAGCCATTGGGAAGACCGTTGGCCCGCCGACGACACCACCCTTGGCATATGGCTGAATCCGACCCCCTTGGATGACACCACCATCTGCGAGACCAAACATTTTCTTAACCGCACCAGCAATGGCTGCCTGAATCATGATCTTGGCTATATCTTTCAAGATTGAGGCAGCCATTGCCTTGAAATCAGCCTTGCCAGTAGTAATTAGTTCTATAAGTCCATCAGTCATGGTTCCTATCGCTCCCACCGCAACACCTGCGAGCTTGGGACCGACATTCATCATGTCGTTAAGACCATCCTCGAATGCATCCTTGAACTGATCGAATTCGCTCTTTGCGTCGTCGTACTTGACATTAGATGTTTCTTCTTTCGGATCGACATCCTCAGCTTCTTTGCGCTTTTTCATTAATGCATCGAGTGCATCTATTTGCGCTTGTGTAGCACCGCCCTGATTAACGATTGCTTTAAGCACGTCAATTTCTATATTTAATCGCTCGATAGTCTTCTTCTTGATCTTTTCCAGATTTACAATATCTTCTGCTCTCTGAGGGCTGATGCCTTCCCTGATTAGCTCTTCAATCCGTTCATCAACTTTTGCCTGTTCCTTAACAGCCTGCACAGCGTCTTGCAGGGGTTTGAGTGCCTTTTCGGAGAGTTCTGCTACACGTTCTTTAAGCTTCGCCGCCTGTTCTTGAGTTTGAAGGTTTCGCGCTTCTGCAGTAGCTCGCTCTATTTCCTCATTTGCGCCGCCTTCTTTAATTTTGGTAATTTTATCTTCAAGCACGGCCCGCTGGTTGGCTTGTTGAGCAATAAAACGCGCAAGACCTCCTTCAGCTTCCGCGAGATTAAGGCGTCGCCGAATACTGTTTTCTAGGTCTTGAGCCTGCTTAGTCCTGTTTTCTAGAGTGCTCTTAGTTCCGCCACTGTCGCCTCCGGGTTCTGTAGACGGGTCGCCGTAGTCGAAAGCATCTTTTTTATCAGGCTTCTTCTTGACGCGAGTAACAATAGCTATATCTCTTTCTATTCTTGCAAGCTCTTTTTCGGCAGCTCTTCTTCTGTTGTTTGCCGCGTTTTGAGACCGTGCGCCGCCAGTCGTTCCGGTATTTTCTCTGATAATTCTTCTCTGTTTACCGGCTTGACCAGTTAACTCGCTAAGAGCTTTTTGCTTGTCGTCAGCAGTCGCTGTATCAGACTTTCCTGCTTTTACAAGCCTCTCAGTGGCCGCTGCCTGGCCGTTAATTGCGTTGGTTATCGCAACAATCCCTGCAACAATTCCAGAGACTGCCGCAATGCCTAGGAATAAAGGGTTGGTGGCTAATAGTATGCCAACTGTCGCCAATCCGGCCGATAAGATTTTTATTTTAAGGACTAGAGCCGCTATAGCACCTCCAATTCCGCCAAGCGTTGCAATAATTGCCGCGCCCTTCACGAGCAAAATGAAAGTGGTAATACCAGCAGCGGCTGGCAAAAATACTGCCATAAATCCAGATATGGATTTCTTGATAAGCTCAATCCCGCTAACAACTTTTGGCGTCAGGTCCGTTATAAACTCAGCAAAAGCATTCTGGAAATTTGCTCCAGTTTCAAGCAAAGAGTTGCCAACGCTTGCTCTCATCTCGTCGAATGCTACTGAAAGTCTTGCCCCAGCCTCTTCATTAGAGCCTGCAATAGTCTTTGCAGTGCCCTCAAATTCAACCCCTAGTTGCTCAATAAATTTCATCAACTCATTCAGTCCGACCGTGCCAGCCTTGAGATTCTTTTGAAGCTCAGGCAACGTCATCTTGTTAGCCTTGGCAAACAAAGTCACAGCGCCTGGAAGTCTCTCTCCAAGCTGCCCAGAAAGTTCTTCTGCAGAAACCTTGCCTTTACTGAACACCTGAACCATCGCCGTAATGGCGCCTTTTACGTCCTCGGAGCTTCCGCCCGTTGCTTTGATGGCCGCAGTTACATTCTTAAAAGTAGTCTCTGCATCGCCAACAGGACCACCTGCACCCGTTACTGCTGCAGCAAGCCTTGTTATTCCACGAACAGCCTGTTCTTGTGGAACATTTAATTCCTGAGTGGCTCGTGAGGCCGTTTCTAGAGCACTGTTAAAGTCATCTTGATTTGGAACAACTCCTTCAAGAGCGATCTTGAGTTTGCCAATTTGCGCTGCATAATCTGCAGCGTCTCCAACGGATTTCCTGACGTTCCCAACTTGAGCACCAATTGCAGCGCCAGCAAAAGCTCCCTGAACACCACCGAAGGCGCCCAACGCACCGCCCACCGCACCTTCAGGTCCACCAAAAATTCCACCAGAAATGACTGCACCCGCCACCTGTGTCGCCTGACGGGCTCCACCGCCACCACCTCTTCGACCTTGAGCCTTGCTTAGTTGTCTTTCATATTTTGCAATGTCAGCAGTTAGCTCTTTGAACTCTTTGCTGTTTATGTCTGCTTCTCTTCTTAAGGCCCTTAATGCTGTAACTTGCCCTTCAATCGTACTGATGCTTTTATTGCCTTGCCTTGCAAAATCGTTTATTGATCTTCTTACTTTCTCGACAGAAGGCCCCGTCTGACCTGCTATTACTTTTAAATTTTTTATTGAATTACCAATCTTGTCAATTATCTGCTGAGAGCCAGATCCAGCCTTGAAATCAAGCCTGATGGAAAGAGTGTCAATTGCCTTTGCCATCAGAGCGTTTCCGGAGTTCCTTTAGGGCTGCCGCCTCCATTATCTGGAGACGCTCGAGCATGTCTCTACGATCCTCCACATTGTAGAGGCCAAACAAGCCTTCGGAACCTAGCAGTACCTCATATTTCAATCCGACATATCCACTCATTGAAACCTGCCACTGGGTCTGCAGTCGCAGAAACATAATGACTGCATCCCAGTTTTCATCCCAAACCTCAAAATCCGTAGATTCCTTTAGCTTCGGCTTCGGCAGACTTATCCCAAAAGCAGCTGCATCATCATTGGTTTTGTCCTCGACTTCTTTGCCGCCGGACGCCCAATAAATCGCAGCCTCTCTTAGTTTCCCGCTTCCGCCCCCTCATAGGTTTTGGTGTAAGCCGCAAGTACAGCCTTTACCCAGTCCACATCGTCAGAGAACGATTCAAGCTCTTTGCTGGAGAAAGGCACCTCTTTGCCATCTTCATCCTGGATGCCCTCCCAACCAACCATAACTTTTTTAAGCAATGGCAGTCCTGAGTCTTCCCCCAAGGAATTAAGTTCGGAGAGTTTTACTCTTTTGAATACAGCCGTAAATTCAAATTTGTCAAATTCGCCTGGACGGTCCTCACTAGGTTCTGTTACTTGTACAGGCCATTTAAAGGTTTTAACCTTTTTACGTACAAAAGCCATTGGGTAAGTGCATAAGCAGAATTAGCTTACACAAAAAAAGGGAGCCTGAAAAGGCTCCCCATCACACGACAGAAGATCGATCAGGTGTAAACGATCTCTACCTCGTCGTTTCCAGCACTGCTAGGAATTGCCGTGAATGGAATTTCTAGCATTGCAATCCCATCAAGATCGCCATAAGAAACATCCGCAATGTCGCCTCTAGCAGAGTCAACTTTGACGATGTTTCCAGCGCCGGTTCCATGGGTAAACTCAATGATCCCAAGCGTGTCAGCCAATGCTGTCGCAAAGTAATCCTTAACGGAAAGTGCAACAGCCTCAATGCTGAGGTTTCCACTCACGCTCCTGTTTGTCAAAAGCACTTCTCCAGTGCCACCAACAAGTTCTCGATAGACAATCTCATTGCCGATATCAAGTGAATAGCTAGACAACTTGGCAGTCGTCAATCCCATTACGTTGAGACCAGTAGTGTTGCCTTGCTTGAAAATCAGGGGAGTGGCCTGATTTGCATAGGTAACACTTGGCTGAGCGCTGTCGTCTGGAGCCACATAGATTCCAGTCATCGTGAAATCAAGTGTTGGGATTTCGCCAACATTCGCTGAAACAGAGAAAGTGCCACGAGCGCCGGTCACTTTGTGCCTGACGCCATCAACGTTGTAGTGGATAGTGACTGAGTCGAAAGCTGTACTAACAGGTACGTAGGTGACGCTCGTGTTTGCAGCAACAGTTTCACTAAAGCCACAAGCTTTTAACGCTTTGCCATACCTGGGTGCAGTTCCTGCCGTGCCTGAACCTGCAAGCTCAACACTAAATGTGCATTCAACACGAGTGTTAGCCAGTAGCTGCTCGGAAGCCCCCAGGTAAGGACGAATCAAGTCACGACTAACAATGTCACTTTGCTGAGGGACAATGTTCAGATCACGAACAAGGACTGCGTCAGCTCCCGTCGGAGTCGGATCCGTCCCGTAAGTCGACTCCTCCTCGATCAGAATCAGACGTTTGCGGAGTAGCAGTGCCATCGGGTTTTTCCTTTGATGGGGTTTGTGGTTGCGTGCGCCTAATCAAAGTACGAACGCCTGTTTCAGGGTCGAGGAGGTAACTGCCACCTTGACCGCTGTGTTCATCTGCCATGGTAAATGGAGAGAGTGCTTAGGTTTTAGCCTAGTCCGAAAGGACTACTGACTCAAATCAGCCACTTCAGTGCGGTAACGAATCTCAAATTCGCAGAAAATAATTCCAGCTGGTTGGTCGGCTTCTAAAAGCTGAAAGCTTGTTTGAGCAGGCTGAACATCAATTGCATAGCCGCCCAAAGTCAGGTCAGCCATCATCTTGCTGTGAAGAGATTCAATCGTGTCATCAGCAGCTTGATCTGGAACCGTACCTCTCTCAATCACCGCAATTCTTACGCGAAGAGTCCAGTCCAGCGTTGGCAAGCTGGTGTTCTGAACAGGGGTATCTGAAACAGGCTCGATGATGATCGCAGGTGATTCATTCCTGCTCATTGGTTCAACACGGCTTCTGTAAATTCTCGTACCTACTCCCGTAGTCCCGGATAAGGCCGTTGTTATGGCAGCAAGAATGTTTTCGCGTTTTGTTGTCATCGAATTAATCCTTCATCAGCATCACACGCATAATCTTGCCATCGTCAAGCAACATTTGCTCACGCACCGTATAAGCGACCCCCTCAACAGTCATTGCGTCCCCTCGTGAGACGGTTGAAAAGTCAGATGTCTTGACCACAACTGCATAATCAGTGGTCAGTACAACTCCATCAGCAATAATTTCGTTAGGCGATTCAAAGTAGCCAACACTTGTTGTTGAGCCTTGAACGACTGGAACCGTAAAGCCAGGCGTATCAAAGAAAGCGTCTAAATCTTCGGTGAAGGCAAGTGCC